TTCTACCTTATCTACAGTTAGGTGATGGACCGGTAAGCATTCTAAGTAGTCATACAGTCTACCTAACTGATCACCCATAGAGGCGTACTCTTGTTCCTTGTTATCAAACATCTCCCAGTTTGTGACCCTTACTCCCTCTCTTTGTGCCTTGTAGTTGGAATCAATATTCTTTCTGGACTGAGAAGAACCCTTTCCATCAAAAACTACAATCACTCTGGTTGGTTGAATGGTCCTGGTAACATACCCAAGACTCCTCATAAACCCTAATAAACCTCCTACATGATGTCCGTCTGGTGTGATACTCTTTACTAAAGTAAAACTCCTGATGAATGTATTTAGTCCATCAATGATCAGAGTGTGATCATTGTAAAGGGCTGGGGGTGTCTCCTGTATGTTACCTAATAACCTTAGTTGTTGAGCCTTATTCATTAGCTGCTGGAGGTATTTCACGAGGATCTTCTCCAACTTCAGGCTCTTCTACTAAATCAAAATCTACTGATCCTAATAAGGTCAACCATCTGTCCTTATGTTGATCTTTGTACTTATCAATTGCTTTCTTATCGTCAGGAATAAAACCATGAGGTGTCATAACAATTCTACCTCTGGATTGAATACCGTTGATATGATTCTTCTCAATCTGAATGTTAGTACGTTTTGCAAACTCTACCTGTAAACCATCTTTGATTGCTTTGATCTTAGAAGTACCAGGGTTTGTAATGTTACCAAACGTTACTACTAACGTTGCATCATACCACATAGACATACCTCCTTTGTTCTGTAACTTAGGCATACCCATTGGTGATTCAGGTTTCATAGTCCAAACCTTATTGATCGCTACTAACGAGTTGGTGTAAGGAGTTCCTTCTTTTCTTGATAAGAGAATCTTTTGATTCAAGTTATTACCAAACTGTGTAGACATTGCTCCTGCATTCCACTCATTATTGTTCTTATTAGAACGTACTGATAAGTCACAAGGTACAGAACCAATACTATCCCAGAAGAAACACATATCATAAGGTAGATTACCTTTAGCTTGTTCGTCCTGAAGATCAGCCATAAACACAGCTACATCTTCAATAGTATTCAGTTGACCTCTATCTGCATAAATAAAGAAACCTTCGTAATCGTAAATCTCTCCAGTAGTCTCATCTACTACTTCTTCAAACTCAAGACCCATCTCTTTAGCATGATCCCAGGACCACTTCATCTCAGTCACGATGAAGACAGGTAAGATACCCATCTTCTGGGCACTTACTGCTGCTTCAATCAAGGCTGTGGTTTTACCTGTATCTGAATGACCTCTCAACAATGTGATGTGACCATGTGGGATACCTGGCATAGAAGTGATTTCTTGGAATGCTTTAGATACTGGTATCCAAGCTTGTTCCTTGAACTTTACAGAGGCATTACTCAACCTCTTGTTCTTTTTGAATCTATTTAAGTCAAAGCCGGACTTGATCTTCGCAGATGCGGCTTTACTTACTTCTGTTGTTTTCTTAGCCATTAACTTTTATCTTAGAAGGGTAAATCATTATCTCCACTAAACAGGTCATCAAACTTTGTTGCAGTTGATGGTTTAGACTCAGTAGCTTTTTGTACTGTGAAGTTGTTTGCTGGTGCTTGAACTTCAGCAGGAGCTGCAGGAGCTGGAGAGTTTTCATCTGCTTCTGGATCTAAGTAAGAAGTCAATTGCTTCTTGATGAAGTCAAAACTGTACTTAGTAAAAGAATCATCTGCCTTAGGTTGAGTCTTCAACCAGGTCTCTACTTTGACGTTATCGTCACTTAGTGCAGATGCTTGCATACGAGGACGGATAGTTGTCTCTGGGTAAGGATTACCCTGTACTACTTCTACGTTTAGATCACGACCTGCCATTACATCTGTAAAGTCACCAATCTCTTCGTCTGCTGCATAAGACATCAACGTCTTGTAAACGTTCTTTCCAAATCCCCATAGACGAACTCCTCTGTCTTCTTCTCCTCTAACTACTACAGGAGCAAAGATACGCATCTTAGGATTCAACTTACCTGCTAACGACCAGTTGTCACGGTCATCTGTTTTCTTCAACTCATTTACAAAGTCTACTACAGGATCTTGCATACCAAAGTTTGATAATGCAATCATTGGATACTTACCTACTCCATAGTGGAAATACAACTCACGGAATGGAAAGTCTGGATTGTAGAAAGAAGGTACAATACGAATTTGTGACTTACCTTGTGGTGGTTTCCAGAAGGTTGCCTCGTAGTCAATCTTTTCTCGTTGTTGGCCGGAAGTGTTCATAGAGTCCAGCTTAGCTCTAATTGCGGATAAATCCATACAAAACTAATTTTTAAAGTGAAACTTATTGTATATAACTTAATATAAGAACTATTAGTTAGAAATCCAACTTAAAGTTCTATAATTTTAAATAACTTTGTGTTTACTCTTTTCAAGTCACTTCCTCTTGTTAGAAGAATACAGTTCCTGAAATCATTCCAGTCTACCTTGTAACTTGAGTCTGCTACACCTCCATTTAGTTCTTTGATCAAAGTGTTCAATGCGTTGATAGTGTAGAGAGTGTTTGAGTCCTTCTTTCTG